CATACGGGGAGGTAGAGTCGTGACGATTGTGCGTGCACGGAGTATCGGACCGACGTTCTTTCCAATCAAAGTGATTGGTCAGCACTACGTCTGGAACCCGGGTTACCATCGTTGGGATCCTTCGACTATCGTAAGGTACCCAACAATGAGTAACTTCGTCTTTAAGGAGCACACCCATTGCGCCGATGAGACGCATCCTGGGCCTCCTTATAAGGTTGGAGGTCCCCTCTATCTTACTAGATGCAAAAACCCAGATGATCCTGTTTTTAAGACAGGTATCTGGGAAATTCGCAACTATGCTAAGTATGTTGGGGGCTTCGCCTTTTCCATGCCAGGTGAGATGGTTATCGAACTTGACATGGTAGACGGACACACTGCACGGTCGTTTGGTGCCACTGGTTGGAATAAATTCCGACCAGTCAAACCCAAAGCATCGATGGGACAATTCATCGCTGAATTGCGTGATTTCCCATCGTTGTTTAAGTGGCGTCTTAAATCCTTTAGGGATTTAGGAAAGAACTACTTAAACTATAAGTTTGGGTGGCTCCCTATGCTTCACGATCTTCGCAAGTGGTATGAGACCGCTTGTAAAATCGAGAAGTACGTAGAATTTACTCGTAAGAATAACGGTAAATGGCTACGAAGGGGCGGCATCATCCGCGATGAGACCACTACTGTTCAATTGAAAGTTGGTAATAGGATTTATCCTACTTTACCAACACAATTTTACGGTAGTGCACTCTCGCCTTCTCAGGCTACACGAATACGAACTACTCGTGACAGAATCTGGTTTGATTCCTCGATGAAATTTTACATTCCTGAACTATCTGTTGATAGTGCTAAGAGTGTATGGTCATCGAGGCTTCTCCGGAAGCTGTATGGGTTGGAATTAACACCAGCCCTAGCCTGGGAACTCCTACCTTGGTCCTGGTTTTATGATTGGTTTGGTAATATTGGCGATATTATCGCTAATATGTCCAATTCCAATTATGATAACCTAGTGGCCAAATATGCTTACGTCATGCGCCATCGGTCTATCACGGACAAATATGTCCAAGAGCAACCGTTGGTTGGTGGCGAAGCATTGCGACTTGACGTCGATTGCGTTGCTGAATGCAAGGAACGTGAAGCTGCATCTCCGTATGGATTTGGTGTTGAGTGGCCCGATTTTAGTGCCTCTCAACTGGCGATTCTTGCCGCACTCGGGGTATCCCGTTTTCCGCGGTAAGTTTCACATCACCTGCGATTTGCAGGAAAATGTTTCACAAACTATGGAGGCAAGTCACCATGTCCTTTGCAGACCCACAATCTGTTACCATCAATGCTGTTCCTGTGTCGCTCCCGCGTATCCTTGTAGGAAACGCAGAAGCTACGTACCGGTCCGCCGACGAGACAGTCCAGCTGCGTATTTCACAGCAGGACTCGAAGGGTCGTAAACGTCGGATGGTCCGTTTGGACCAAACCGTCATTGCGGCCGATCCGCTTACTGCGGAGAATTCTTCGCAGAAAGCTGGTGTCTATCTTGTCATCGATGAACCCAGTTTTGGGTTCACTGATGCACAGTTAGACTACCTCGTCGACGCTCTCATCGCCTGGCATACCTCTGGCAATATTGCCAAGGTGCTCGGTGGTGAAAGCTAAAGGCCCGGCAGGTCAGTTCCTTCAATTTCTTGAAGACTTTTTGATCTTCATTGTTGAAGGAATGTTACATATATTTTCACCTTGTGAAATATATGTTTACATTGGTCTACTGATCTGGTTGCAGCGATGGTACATAGTTGGTTGTGGGTAGGGTTTCTCCGGGAGGAGAAATCCTCCCCAACAACCCTGACATGGCTGGATTTACCGACCTCCAGTAGGAGGGGTAATGAAAAGCCACGCAAGAGACTATGTTTCCTATTGTGAGTGCATCTTTATAGATGCATTTGCAAAGTGCTCTACCGACAAAGCTAGCATGATACGAGATTTAGTTACATTAAAATCTCGTATCACACACGAGGGGTTATCGTTTTTAACGCTAACCCTGCCTATGTTCGGCCAAGAGTTTGAAAAAGCTCTTGACTGCGCAGAAGTAACCCCTAAAGCTTTTTCCGGATGGAAGAAGCGTTTGTCTCTCCCTGCATTTTTGCAAGGTTTGACTGGGCTCGTGTTTGATGCTAGGACAGGAGGCCTACTTGAAGATCCAAACATCGCGGCAATTGAAGGTATACGCCAAATTGCTTATACCTTCAAGAAGTTGTCGCTTCCGTGTACTCCCGAAAGAGAGTCCATGGCACTGTTCGGGTTTCAAGAGGTTGAGCGTACTCTTTCAGAGACCGTGTTTTCTGGAGACATTGATCTATTCATTAAGATTAATGATCTTCTTTGGGGTAATGTATTTAATGAGGATTTCGATCCTCAACGATACATTCCTAAACACGGACCCGGGCAAACTGCTGAACGTATTTCGGGTAATCGGAAATATATTCAACGCAATTGGTACGAGCGGTTAGAACCGTTCTTTCCTTCAGATATTTATCTTATGAGTTGTGTTGAACAGCTCTCAGATAAAACTGATGGAATTGATTGCGTGCAGTTTGCTTCTCCTGAACAAGAATTACCTGTTAGGATAACTCTTGTTCCGAAGACACTGAAAGGACCACGGATCATTGCTATGGAACCTGTCTGTATGCAATATGCACAGCAGGCTCTAGCCGGTCCTATTATTGACCGTCTAGAGACTTTCTATATTACAGCTGGTCATATAAATTTTCATGATCAGTCTGTAAATAGAAAGTTAGCTTTGTCAACCTCTAAGGACGAACTAATGGCGACATTAGATCTATCCTCAGCAAGTGATAGAGTTCCTCTATCCCTTGTCTCCTTAATGCTACAATCGCGTCCTGATGTAAGGGACGCGATCTTGGCTTGTAGGAGTAAGGTTGCGCAGCTTCCGTCAGGTGAATTAATCACCTTAAAGAAGTTTGCGTCCATGGGTAGCGCTTTATGTTTCCCTATAGAGTCAATGTATTTCTTTAGTGTTATACTATTGGCTCTATTTCAGAAACATAAACTTCCTGTTACACTTCGTAACATTCATCGTTTGTCGCGAAGTGTCTACGTCTACGGAGATGATATAATCATCCCTGTAGACGAGGTAGAAGATGTCACCAAGACCTTAACGAGTTTTTATTGTAAGGTCAACACCGCAAAGTCTTTCTGGAATGGTAAATTCCGAGAGTCCTGTGGCATGGATGCCTATGATGGGGAATGCGTAACTCCTACATATCTCCGTCAAGAGCAACCTGGTGACATGGGCCAAGCCAAACGAATAATTTCATGGGTTGAAACCTCTAATCTCTTCTATAGAAGAGGTTATTGGAGAACCGCTGCCTACATGAAAGATCGTGTAGAAGCAGTGACTGGTGAACTACCAGTAATCCTTGAAACTTCGCCTGGTTTAGGTTGGGTAACCTTTCAGCGAGGACATCATTTCCATAGATGGAGTAAAAGTCTACATAGGTACGAAATTCGTACTCTTGTACCTTCTCCTGTCTACAGGAAGGACCCTCTTGGAGGTTGGTCAGCCTTGCTTAAATACTTTATCACGACAGAGGGGAGACAAGGTTTTAAAACCTCCTCTCCTCTACCGATTGATAAAGAGCATTTAAGTAGGAGTCCGAGGTCCGGC